GAGCCACCTAACGGATTCGAACCGTTGACCTCCATATTACAAGTATGGCACTCTACCGCTGAGTTAAGGTGGCGTGGCGATTCTGACCAGACTTGAACTGGCGGCTTCCACCGTGACAGGGTGGCACTCTAACCAACTGAGTTACAGAATCACTTGCTGGGCATCCAGGGCTCGAACCTGGGACATTTCGATTAACAGTCGAACACTCTGCCAACTGAGTTAATGCCCATTACTTTCTTCTTCAAGTATACCTGAATCAGAAAGCGTTGTCAAGTTCTAAATTAGGAACTTGGTAACTGGTGAACAAGGGTCTCCGCCCTCTTCCCACTCTGCTTCTTCTTCTTCTGTCATGTATGGGTCACCATCATGTGTGTAACAGAATGGTTCGGTAATCCAGCCTTTCTGAATACCAAAATCCATCCACTCCCAGACTTCTGTTTTGTCTGCAATGTTTTTCTTATTGAACATATAAAAACCCTCTCTAGGTCATGTATCAATTATACAGTACTAGAGAGGGCTTGTCAAGTATGTTTCTACTTCTCTGAAGGGATGTTGTCCACAAATGCACGGTCAATTTCGTCTTCTGTAAGTTCTCCATCGTTTAGGTAGCCACGAGCAAGGTCTTCTATAACGTTAGCGACACCCATGATACCAGCAAGGAGTGCTGCCTGTACGACATCAATACCAATCGCTGCACCAGCACCAACTGTTGCTAGGGCTGAGACCAAAAACAATGAAAGCATACGCTTTGCAATCTTTAAGTAATTCATTAATCTTCCTCCTTATCTTTTGGATTTCTGAGTGGATAGGTAATCATCCATAGAACTGATGTTCCCATGATTGCCCAACCTACTACTTCCTTTGCTGAACCCTCAAGGACCAGCCATGCAACAAACATACCGAGAAGTGTCCATGCTTGACCCAATAGGTCATTTAAAAATTTCTTCATTAATCTTTCCTCCTCATGCTTGATGTTCCACCTGTGCCACCTGCTGATACAGATGCTGCTGCCGATGGTGCTGCTGCAGTAAGTGCTGCTCCTGTTGCTGCGTTAACGGCTGCTCCAACAGCAACAATCGCTGTTACAACAACCTTTTCAGATTCTTTTCTTACCTGTGGAGACATGTCTGAACCTACGTTACCCATAAAGTTAATTGCATCTGCAAGGGCTACAACGGTTGCTCCAAGTACTGGCACTGCTGCTAATTCTTCGTTTACTTCAATGTCATTTGCCTGGGCTGCCACGAATAGGGCTTCAAGTGCCTCTTTATATTCTGGTGAGCCTTGCTCTGAGTTTTCTAGGATTTCATTTGCTACAGATATAAGTTCTGTTACTTGTTCTTCTGAAAGTGTCTTAGGGTCTACCGTCGCAACATTTACTGGTAACTCAGGTTCACTGGGTTCGATGGGGCTTGGCGTGACTGGCTCTGGTAGCGGTTCTGGCTCAGGCGTTTCTGGGATTTCAATAGGTTTCGTGGTCTCTTCAGGCGTAGGTGTTGGCTCTCTAAAAGGTGGAATGGCTTGTAGTTCTTGTTCTGCGACAATCAATTCCTCCTGTTTATTTATTACACTAACCTGTGCTGTATCTATTGTACCAGGAATTTGAGATTGTTTCTCTTCTAGGATTTTTAGGTTTGCAATAGCAGTGGCTACGTCAGACTGTGCTGACTGATAAGATGATGTAGCATCTGAAAGAATTGCTTGCATGTCTTGCAATACAATTAGCAATGCTGGGTTCTTAGTTTTAATTATTTCAGCCTTTTTGTTTTGTGAGAACCAGTCTGCTGGAACTGTGTCCCAAGTCTGGCTATTCATGTATAGCAACTGGTTACAAGCACCGCCACCATACTCATACATCCACGCATCAATTGCATAGGACTTGTTAGCCTCAAGTGCGATTGGTTGACTCCACCATCCACCGCAGCCCTTTAACACCCAGTTGTCATTAACGACTGTATCTCCAATGGTCATGTGCCATCCGTCGTCAACCATAGCATGAAACTCATAGTTGTCTGTTGTTGGAACGGTGAGAAAGCCAGTATAGTGAATGATTACAAAGTCTTCTCCACAGCCTTCAATATTCCCACCGCCCCAATCTATATCTATTTTATCGACGGTAATTGTTTTACAGAATGTGTGTAGTGATGTATCTCTATCTGGATAATAATATTGTGAGTCAAAGTTATAGATATCCGCTTGTAGACCTGGTATTGTAGGCTCTCCATTTTCAATAGGGGTTTCAATTAGGTTGTTATCGTAATTAGCCTGTGCTTGGTCTACCGCATTTTGTGCTACCGCTAGGGCATCTGCCTTTTGGCTTACACTTGATTCTTTATTTTGTAATACTTGTTGTGCATCGGATACTGCTTGGTTTACGCTTATCTCTAGTTGTTTCGCTGCTTCTAGGGCGTTCTGAGCCTCTGTGAGGGCAGACTGTGCAGCAGAAACTTTAGCCTGTGCATCAGCAATCAATACGTCGTACTCTGCTTTGCTTTGAGCGAAGGCAGACTGTGCAGTAAAGATAGGAACAAGGGCTAGTAAGATGGCTATTAAAAATCTTTGGGGTTTATTAATTTGTATTCTCCTCGTTGGAAATGTCCAACAAGAATATTATACCATTATATTACGTTAATGTTAAACTGTTTAAAGTAGGATTCAAGGTCTTTGTCTGCTGGTTTGTTGCGTTGAACGATGTCACGCTTATCAAACTCGTGTAATTCTTCTGTTGGTCTTCTATCACGGAATGTGTGTATCTCTACCATCTGGTTGTTGTCCCTTGCTGTGTGTGAGATAGCACCAAAGATAGCACCACAAACAGCGTCTGCAAGGTCCTTGGAGGACTTTCTAGGGTGGTCTACACGATTACCCTTCATAATTTTTAACTCAGTTAGTTCTTCAAACAGAAGGTCAATGGCTGGTAGGGCTAGTCGTTCTTCGTATACAAGCATAGCCATATCTTCGTAGTGCTTCTTAGCAACAGAAACAGTCTCAGTCTTTATACCAACAGACTTCAATTCGTTCTGGATATCAAATGACTGCCAGCGGTCGAAGGAGACCATTCCCAAATCAAAGCCTAGTCTGCGTAGGTTCTGAATCCACTGCTTTACTTCTGAAAGGTTAACAGGACCTTCAATCTTTGGCTCCCAATACACTACTGCATCTACCACTACGATAGGCATTACTTGTTGATAGTCCTTAACTACCTGGACATTTACCCACTTCTCAACGTGAGCAATAGCCACAGCACACTTGTCGTGGCGTTGTGCAAGGTCAGCGTGGACAAAGTATTTCTTGTCTGGGTCTGGCTTGAATGAATCCATAAAACTTTTGTTAGAGTCAATTGGGTTTACGATTGTCATACAGGCACGAATCTTTTCTTGCTGCTTGAAGAACGCATCTGACATGTAGGTTGGTACGCAAGCAAAACGTTGCATGGCATCGCCAAGGTCTGTATAGAATGCCAACTTGAAGTCGTCAATCTTACGAGTGGGGTTTACCACCCACGTCGGTCTTTTGATAGCAAACATTCCTGGGAACTTGTAGGAGAGGATTGTATCTTCGTCCCACTCAATCTCAAGGGTGTTTCCTTCTGCATCTTCTGGTAGGTCTGGATTCATAACAAACTTGTGATGCTTTGTGATAACTTCTTTCTCTGCAATCACCGCATCGTATCTCTGGGAGATAAAGTCTCCAGGGTAACGTGGGAAGGATAGCAGGGCTACCTTACCTAGGTCAGGGAAGCGAGAGTCCACGGAAGCACGGAAGGCTTTGTAGATGTTGTCAGCAGTCTTACCTTGGTCGTTACCAGTTCCAACCTCTTGAGCAAAACCAGAAATCTCGTCAAGTACTGCTAGGATAAGGTTCAGACCTTCGTGAGACTCACGCTCTGAGTGACCAGAGTAAACTGTGATGGCTTGGTCAAACTCAATGCTGTCTGCCTTGGCATAGAACTTTCCAGCAAACCAAGGAGAGCGTTCAATCTTATTCTTGAAGCCTTTGAAGAAAACGTTCTTAGCCTGTTGTGCGTTGATGGCGATGTTGATAATGTCAATAGCATCTCCTGTTGGCTTACCAAAGTAGCGAGCAGGGTCTTTAAGACAAAGTAGTTTATAAACGATGTAGCAACATGCCACTGTAGAAACAAAGTCCTTGCCAGAACCCTTACCAAGTTGTAGGATAACTTCATTCTTAGTATACTTATTGTAGTATCTACGACCTTCTGTATCCCCCATGATTTCAATGACTTCTTCTAGTTTGTAGATTTGGCTCATAGCCTCTACAATGTCGTACTGAATTTGTGATAGTGGTGGTTGCTGTAGATAGTCTTCACCCTCAACAAATGTTTTAACGTCTACTGGAACTTCAGCAAAGACGTTGCTTTTCAGTACCTCAAAGAACTCATTGAACATTGACAATAGTTATTACTTCCTGTTCCCTAGATACTTGAGAAAGCCTACGCATAATCTCGTCTCGTACCTGTGGATACTCGCTTGCAATATCTCTAAGAATACCAACAAGGATATCCTGCTTGCGTTCAATCTCTAGCATTTCTTCTGCGAGTTCTTTGTTCTCAAGTAGACCAGCCTTCTGTAGCATGTCTATACGAGTCTTCTCTAGGTCCATCACAAGTTTAATACCTGCGGTCTTAGCCCCTAGATTGGCTGTGGTAGTTGCATCGTCAATTACTTCGTATGCTTTACTAATTAGTTTGTTATAGTGCGTGTCTGCTCCTACCAGGGCTTCCTTAGCCCTAGCACGGATAGCAGCATTGTCTGAAGCCATGACACGCCATTGGTTAATGTGTGCGACTACCTTTTGTCTTGGTAGAGCAAGTTCCTTAGAGATGGCTGTTGGCTCTTCGCCTTGGAGATATTTCTCCACAACCTTGTTCATCTCGTCAAGATGTTCTACCGTTAAGTCTTCAATCGACAATCTTCTTACGCCTTCCCCTGCGAGCAGGAATTCTTTTCACTCTCTCAATTGCAAATGAGCAGTACTGTCCTGACGTTGCTTTTTGCACTTCAAAGCAGTCTATCCACATTGCACCAGTCTCAGTATTAGTAACAACACTGTCGAACTTGAACTTACGCCCATGCTCGTCCTGTATCTTAATTATATCACCCTTGACGATTGTGAATGTGCCTACCTGAAGTTCGTATACACGAGAGAATTTAGTTGGTCCTGGCTTAGTTTTTCTGCGACTAATCATTAGTTAGGAAGTTCCAACTTCTCGTCTACCGAAAATACTAGGGCTACCTGTTCTCCAGGATTTACCTTTAGGTCTGCAATCCCCTTGTCAGCGTAAGTCCAGTCCTTATCTGGTGTACGAATCAGCAATGCCCAGTATGCAAACATTGCTGGCATCTCCTCGCACTTCTCAACATATGAATCTTGGTCTTTGCTGACAATTGGAGTAACTGCGTCTGGCAATCCGTTTACACGACATACAATCTGAAGACCGTACTTGTCTGTTCCAGCAACAGAATATCCTGCAAGGTTGAAAGCAGTCATGGCTTCAATAGCCGAACCTGCTGAGATACATGTCTGAGTCTTGTCGCTCTTCAGTGATTGAAAGTCAACAATAACTGTTACGCAATTCTCTGGACTTACTACGTTCTGCTGAGTTGCACAACCTGTGGTGGCTAGAGCCAAACCAAGGGCTAGTGCTAGGGCTGTCTTTTTCATCGTTTTGATTTCCTTAATCCGAACTTGGCTAGATAGACATAGATAGTTTCTACGCTTGTGCCGCATTCCTTTGCAATATCTT